AAAACATCCTCTGCCGGATCGACAAGGACGGGAACGCCTACGACGCAAAGGTGATCGTGCCGCCGGCCTACGAGACGAACGGCTACCCGGTCCACGGTCTCGAGGACTGCCGGCTTCGCCGGACGCCCCGCGGCGTCGGCGTCTCCGCGACGGTCCGCGACGCGGCACCGTGGGCAGGGCAATGTCGGATCGGCGTTGCCGACCTCGACATCGGCGAGGCCCGGCTGCACGGGCTCCGGGTGCTCGAGTGGGAAGGGCTCCAGCCCCACGAGAAGAACTGGATGCCGCTGCACGGCCAGGACGGCTGGATGTACGCGGCGAACCACGGCGGCCAGACGGTCACCGTGGCAGCCGACGCCGATATGCCTGGCGTCTACGAGGTGCAGGCCCGCGGCCCGGCTCCGCACCTCGCCAAGGGATTCCGTGGCGGCGGGCAGCTTGTGCCGGTCCGCGGCGGGTGGCTGGCAATCGTCCACGAAGTGGCACACCTCGAGGACGGCCGGCGAGCCTACGAGCATCGATTCGTGTGGTTTGACTCGGAGTTTACGCTCCGCCGGTGGTCGCCGCTGTTCTCGTTCAAGGGCACGAAGTCGATCGAGTTCGCCGCCGGGCTGGCGACAGTCGACGGGCAGATCGTCGTCGCCTTCGGGGTGAACGACGCGGAAGCCTGGACGACCTCGATTGCAGAGGAGGACGTATGCGAGCTTCTCGCGCCTGTCTCGTGACCGGGTATATCCGTTTGGATCTACCCAACCGCTCGCACGACGAATACCAGCGGCTCGGCCGGCAGCTCGTCGGCGCTGCCGAGGCGGGCGGTCACCTCGTCAACGTCTTCGGCGGTACGGTCGAAGACTGCTGGCATTGGCACCTGTCTGCCGGGGCCGAACTTCCGCTCGGGAATCCCGGCAAGGACTCGCGGGAGTTCCTTGCCGTGCAGCATCAGAAAACCGCCTGGGTGGCGGACGCCGCGAAGATCACCGACGCCGACGTGCTCGTGTGGATGGATTACGGCTTGCTGCACGTGCCGGGGATCACGGCCGGCATGGTGCCGGCGTTCCTCGAGCGGGCCGCCGCGTCGGCCCCGCGAGACCGGATCGGCATGGCGTCGATCTGGGGGCCGCCGCGACGGATTCCCGATTGGCGGTCCGTCGAGTGGTGGTGCGCCGGCGGCGTGTTCACGGTGCCGCGGTCGATGGCTTTCGCGTGGCATGACGCTGTTGTGGATCGGGCTGTGGCGATGCGGGCGGCCGGGCTCGTGACGTGGGAGGTCAACACGTGGGCGACCGCCTGGGCGAGGTGCAGCAACGTCGTCCGACCGTGGCTCTGTGACCACAACGAAACGATCTTGGAGGCGGGGCCGTGAATGACTACGTCGTGGTGATCCCGACGCGGAACCGCTACCGGCTCTGCCTGCGGGCGATCCGGTCGGCGCTTACGCAGACCGTCCCGCCGGCGGAAGTGTTCGTCGTTGACGACGCCTCGGACGATCCCCGCTATCAGTGGCTCGAAGAGATCGTCGGCAGCCCGCGGCTGACGGTCCTCCGGCGAGCCGTCTCGAGCCGAGAGGAAACCGGGGCGGGTTTCGCGGTCGGGACCGTGCGAAACGAAGCGATCCGGCACGTCTTGAAGATCGGATTCTCCGGATGGGTGGCGTTCCTCGATGACGACGACGAATGGATCGGCACCAAGGCGGCGGTCCAGTTTGCGGCCGTCGGCTCTAACGGCCGTTACGGGGTGCTCTGCTCCAACGCCTTCAACCGCAACCCTGAAGGCGTGGTCAGCGGCTACCACCACGAAACTCAGGGCGTGCAGATCACCGACACGACCCGCGACGTGACCGCGATCTGCCGGGTCATGAACCCCGTCATCAACTCGACGGCGATGATCCACACAAAGATCGTCGAGAGGCTCGGCGATCAGCAAGCCGTCGGCTTTGGCGAGGATTGGAACTACTGGCAGCGGGCCAGCCGGCTCACCGGCATCATGCGGGTGGAAGAGCCGCTGGCGTGGTACACGGTCGGCAACGCGAAGGAATACACCCTATGAGGATCGGCGTTTACGCTCTGGCGAAAAACGAGTCGAAGCACGCGGCAGCGTGGGCCGCGGCGACTGCCGAAGCTGATGTCCGCGTGGTCACCGATACCGGCTCGACCGACGGCACCGTCGAGCTGCTCCATGCGGCCGGCGTGACCGTGGCCCGGTCATACGTCGTGCCGTGGCGGTGGGATGTCGCCTGGACGCAGGCGCTCTGCAATCTGCCGCCGGATGTCGATGTGGCTTTCCGGGTCGATCTCGACGAGCGGCCGCAGCCGGGATGGCGAGCGGCGATCGAGGCGGCGTGGGACGGGACGGCCAACAACCTCGTCTACGACTACTGGTGGAGCATGGACGACGCCGGAAAGCCGCTCCTGCGGTTCCACTGTGACCGGGTCCACGCTCGGTCGGGATTCGTGTGGAGGCAGGCAACGCACGAAGGGCTCGTCTGCTGGTCGGGCGAGAAGGTGCAGCGGAAGTGCGATGGCCTGGTCGTCGAGCACCACCGGGACAAGGGCAAGGCCCACAAGACCGACCTCGATCTGCTTCGGGTCGCGGTCAACGAGTCGCCGGCCGACGCACGGGCTCGGTGGTACTACGCCCGCGAGCTTGATTACGCCGGAATACCGACGGCGGCTGGCGAGTTCGCGGGCTACCTGAAGATGCCCGGCGGATCGCCGACGGAGCGGGCCTACGCTCTGCGGCGGCTGGCGTCGATCACCGGCGACGGGGCGTACCTCGAGCGGGCCGCGCGGGAATCGCCGGGCGAGCCGGACGGGTGGGAACGGCTGGCCCTGGCCGCTCACCACGGCGAGGATTGGCCGCGGTCGCTGGAGTTTGCTGAGCGGGCGATTGCCTCGCCGGTCAGCACCCATGCCACAGACCCGCTGGCGAAGGCCAGGGCGGCAGAGCTTGCGTCGATCGCCCTTTGGCACCTCGGCCGCAAGGCGGACGCCCTGACGCACGCCAGGGCCGCTGCCGCACAATTGCATTGGAACGAGAGGATCGTGGCAAACGCAGCGGCAATGGAGGCGAGTCTATGAGCATCCAAGCGGACATCATCACGGCGCTCGTCGCCTCGCTCGACGCGGTGACGTTCACGGCGACGGCCGCGACGGTGCTCGTCGAGACGAAGAACTTTCCGCAGTACGACATCGAGGATCTCGCCGATCCCGTGATCTGCATCACCGACGGCTCAATCGAGTCGGAGCGGATCGCCCGGTCGTCGCAGATGCGGGATTACGCCGTCGAGATTTACCTTGCCCGGCACACGCCGGAAGAGGCGGATTGCGACGTGATGCTCGATCTGCTCGAGGAGCTGCTCGGCAAGCTCGAGGATCACTCATGGCCGGGGATCACGTGGCCGACAGGCGTCACGTCTCCGCAGACGATCGTCGTCGAGAAGAATCCCGGCGAGGCGCTGCAAGAGCGGAACGTGTGGCGGGCGGGGATTGTGGTGACGTTCCGGGTGCCGAGGAGCCACTGAGATGGCCGAGATCGTCCGCATTAAGCTCGAGGGGCTCGGCACCGGGAAGGTGACGGGGCGGACGAAGTTCAAGTGGGGCCACGTCCTCGACCGCATGTCCGCCGGCCGGAAGAAGGCTCTCAAGATCGCCGGGGCCGAAGTTCGTCGCGGCGTTCAACGGTCGATGTCCAACCGCCGGCCGACGATGGAAAAGCTCGTGGAAATCGGCACCGTCAACGGTCAGCGGCTCGTCGCACGGCGGACGCAGATCCCCAAGCCAGACAGGGTGACGAGCTGGAAGACATCGCAGTTTCCGAAAGGCTTCCTGCGGTCTGATATCCAATACGACTACGACTCGTCCACGGACAGCGTCGTGGTCGGGCCGGCAAAACTGCCAAAGCTGAACAAGCTCCACGAGGTGGGCGGCACGATCAATCTGTGGTTCGTGAAGACGGCCGCTCCGTCAAAGGTGCCTCGCAAGTTCTCTGGCGGTGCTGTGTTCGGCATCACTTCCAACCGGCCGGTCGGCAAGCAGTCGATCAAGCTCGGGTCGCGCCGGGTGAAGGCGCGCCGGTACATGGAAACCGGTCTGAAGAACGGCATGGCCAAGATCCCAGAAGCCTTCCGCGATTCAATCTCCGGCCCCTGACCCGCCACACCCCCTCCGGGCTTGCCGCCTCGCCGCCGACGATAGAGCCACACCCCCAGCGGAGGCTCTTATGGCCGGCGAAACGATCGTTCTCGGGAAGAACGTCACCTACACGGGGATCAGCAACGTCAGCGACGGGTCGATCACGACCACCTTCACGGAGATCGACAAGACGAAGGCGGGCGACACCGAGCGGACGATTCTCCGCGGCTGGGCTGAGCAGACGCTTGACCTGACCTGCGTCGACGCGCCGGGCGTGACTGTCGGCAGCGTCGTTGTCGTGAGCGCCTCCGGGGCCAACGGGCACAACCTCTCTTCCGTGAAGTTCCTGGTCACGAGTGTCAGCCAGTCCGAGCCGCTCGACGACAAGACCACGTTTTCCGTCTCCTGCACCCGCGGCGTCCAATAAGGAGCGATCGACATGGCAGTGACTCTCGGTCGGGACGGCGGAACGCCAACGGGCGGCAACGGCGCGACGGGCGTTCTCAACGTGACGTGGAACCAAGAGGCGACCGCGATCGACGTGTCGCACCGCGGGCTCGTCAACGCGAGCGGCATCTCCTACAAGGCCGCGACCGGCGGATTCATTACCCGCACGGCGGAAATCGAGTGCCTTGACGCGACGGCGGTGATGACCTCGCTGGCGTCGGCCGGTTCCGGCTACATCGTTACAAACGTGTCTGAAAACAGGCCGCTGGATGGTCCGGTGACGTTCACGCTGACCGCCAAGAAGACCTCCTGAGCGGAGGCGTCGATGGCAATCTCTCTCGGCCGCGACGTGGCGGTGACATTCAACGGCGGAACCGTGGCCGGCGTCCGAGATGTGCAGGTCAGCACGTCCGGCACCACGCGGGAGTTCACGCCCTTCGGCAGTCGGGCGACGTTCTCGTACCACACCGGCTACGGAGTGTCGATCACGCTCGACACAATCGACGACGCCGCGGCATCGACCGCCATCGCGGCAGCCATTGCCGGCACGGAGATCGCCGTTGTTGCCGCCGGGTACTCGTTCACGGCGATCGTGACAAACGTCAGCGACTCCATGCCGCTGGACGATGTCCGCGTCTTTTCGATCCAGATGACGAAGACCCAAACAGGACTCCGCACATGAAAGAGTTTCGGGACGACCAGGGCCGCCCGTGGCACGTCGCACTGACGGTGTCTTCGGCCGCTCGGGTGAAGGACTTGGTGCGGGTGGTACTCCCGCCGAAGACCGCCGACGAGCCGGCCCCGACAGAGGCTGTGCCGTTCGATCTGATCGACGCCGGCGAGATCGCCAGGACGTTTCAGGTCTTGCGGTCGAACTTCTCGGCGCTCGGCGAGACGCTCGCCGCTCTGCTGCTGCCGCAGATCATTCAAAAGGGCCTCAGCAAGGAAGACTTTCTTGACGCTCTCCGCGGCGAGTCCCTCGAGCAAGGAGGGCTGGCAGTCGAAGAGGAGCTAGTCGCTTTTTTCCCCCCGCGCCTCCGCGGCGTGGTGACCTCGCTGTCGGCTCGGATGACGGAGCTGGCCGACGAGGTGACCAAGCAAGCGGAGGCGGCCCTGCGGACTCCTGGGCCGTCGTCTGGGAGTGTGCAGGCATCACCGGACTCGACCCAGACCAACGCACCCTCCGAGAGTTAATGGCGGCCCGCGATGCTCGGCTTGAATCCGACTGGTGGCACACGGCACAGCAGCTCGCACAGTTCTACAACGCGAATCGGGGCCAAGGTAAGCCGGCAGTCGAGGCCGCGAAGTTCAACCCGTTCACGAAGGCCAGACCGACACCGAAGAGAGAAGCGACCCAAGCCGACCTCGAAGAACTGTTTGGCCCCGCCGGAGGATGACAAATGTCAGCGTCAGCAGTCCGCGGCGGTCAGGTCTACGTCGAGATCGGCGCGAATCCGTCCAAGTTGCTGAACGCCTTGCGGATCGTCAACACGCAGATCGGCAACCTCGGCAGCGGGATGGCGAGCGTCGGCAAGACGATGGCTGTGGCTGGATCGGCGATCGCCGGGCCGATCATGGCGGCCGGCACCGCGTTCGCCAGTCAGAACGCCGAAGTCCTGCGGGCTCAAGCCTCGCTCGTGTCGCTCGGTGAGGCCGTCGGCAAGGCCGTCGCCCCGGCCGTTGTCGGGGCGTCAAACGCAATCGCCGGCATGGCTGAAGCAGCGGCTCGGTTCGTCCGCGAGAATGAAGAACTCGTCCGCCAGGTGCTCGCAGTCGGCGGGGCTCTCGTTGGCGTCGGGGCGCTGCTGTTCACGTTCGGCAAAGGGCTTTCGATCGTCTCTGGCATCGCGGGAAGCATCGGCCCATCGATCATGTCGTTTGCAAAGATCATTGCAACGGTAGGCGGCGCACTCATCACGATCGCCACCAGCGGCCCGGTGCTGGCGATTGCCGCCGTCCTCGGCGGCATCGCAGTCGCTGCCAGCGTGGCCGGCGTCGATCTGGCGAAGATGGCCGGCTCGCTGCGGGGATCGTTTGACGGCCCGATCAACGACGCGAAAGCGCTGCTTGCCGACCTCGGCGAGACAACGTCAACGACGATCACCGGCGTCTACAACTCGATCGCTGCCGGCGACATCGCCGGGGCGATCGACATTCTCTGGTCGGGCGTGCAGGCGGCGTGGCTCCGCGGGCAGGCGGCGATCATGGGGGTGATCGATCCGTTTCTTACCGGCATCCTGAACGTCTTCGACTACTTGAAGACCAACGTCGTCAACAACGTCGATTCGTTGCAGACGGATTCAGCAGCCGTCTTTCGCACGTTGTCGGCAATGGTGATGGGGGTCTTCGACAACCTGAAGAACTCCGTCCTGGCGACTTTCGACGCGATCCTCGCTGGCATCAAGACAGCGTGGGTGCGAATCCAAGACTATCTGACAGGCGCAACGGACACGCAGCAGAAGGTGGCCGCAATCGAAGCGGACACGAAGGCTCGTGCCGATGAGCGAGGGAAGGCGAATCCCGGCATCCAGAAGAGGATGGCGGACGCTGCCATTGCGAACCAGATGTACGAAGGCGCTGCGATCAGCCGGCAGACAACCAACCGCCAAAAGTCCAACGACCGAATGGCGGGGCGCGTTGACGCCGATCGCCAACGTGCCGCCGACCGCATGGCAGCCGTCGATCAGGCCAAGACCACTCTCAATGAGAAGGTGGCCCAGACATCCGCCCCGGATGGATACAAAAAGCCAGAGATGGGAAAAATGTCTACCAGCATTGCCGGCACCTTCTCGGCGTTCGGAATCGGGCAGATGGCGGGCGGGAACGTGCAGAAGCTACAGCTTGACGAATCGATGAAGCAGACGAAGTTGCTTGAGAAACTTGCCAGCGGTGAGATCATCGCGTGAGGTGCTGAATGGCTCTGACTTGGGTGGAAGACAGCAGCTCGAGGTCGGCAACGATCTACCGTCTTGGACGGAAAGACGCGAGCACCCGTACCCGCGTTTTCAACGTCTTCGGCACCACGAACGAAGACACTCTGCACGCCGCTGCCAACGTGGCAATCTCGACGAGTTACCCCTATTGGCAGTATCCAGGTCAGCCGACCGTGAAGCTGCGTGCCGAGTCCTACGGCGTCGAGTACCAGGGCGACGACTGCTGGAAGGTCACGATCAACTACGAGAAGATCGGGGCCGACGACGCCACGCAGACGGCACCGCTCAAGCGGGCACGCTCTTTCGACACGTCGGGCGGGACACAGCACATCACGAACGCCTTGCAGGTGAAGAACTCCTTCGGGGCGGTGACTGACACCGGCGAAAAGGTCTACGGTCCTTCCGGGCTTGACGACGGCGCGACGATGAAGGGCGCAATCAACGTCGATGACAACGGTGTCAACGGCGTTGACATCGTCGTCCCGTCGTTCCAGTTTCAGGAGTCGTACGACGTGCCGCTCTCGGTTCTCACCGACGCTTACATCCGCAAGCTCGGAGAACTGACAGGCACGGTCAACAACGCAGCGTTCCGCGGGTTCAAGGCCGGAGAGGTGCTGTTCGTTGGGGCTAGCGGCTCGCACGAATGGGACGACCAACGCGGCAACGGCCCTGGGGCGATCACGTTCAAGTTCGTGGCTTCACCGAGTGCCGGCGACGGTAAGACGCTGCTGCCGCTCAAGGTCGGCGACATCAACAACATCGCCAAGGGCGGTCACGAATACCTCTGGGTGCGGTACGCCACCGTCGCCGACACGGCGAAAAGCCAGATCACGCGGCAGCCGATCGCGGTGTATGTCAACCGCGTTTACCAAGACGGCGACTTCTCTCAGCTCAAGATCGGCGTGGCATGAGCGAAAAGGGCAGGCCAGGACGCATCGAGCCGGGTCCGCTCCGCGGGCAGATCAGTGCCCGTGCGTGGAACCGTGCGCAGGACGCCGCGGACAAGGTGCTAGGCCAAGGCGCTGACGGGGTGGCAGATGGCCCGTCCGCAGGCCCGCCGGCTTACACGGGCATCATGGCACAGAACTCGACCACCGGCACCGTCAACCGCTGGGGCGTGATGAGCGTCGCCGGCGTGGTCTTCACGCCGAGCGGCGCGACCGGCAACGCCACGCAGCAGTTTCAAGATCAGCCGGTGCTGAGCGGCGGCCTGCCGACTGGCGGCTCGTCGTTCGTCGTGGCGGTCGAGCCGATCGCGGCTGGGAAGATCGGGCGCGTCGCGGTGGCAGGCGTGGTGCAAGCCAAGATCAACGTCGTCAGCGAATCCGACACGTTCGCAACGGCGAAGGACGGCGATCTAACGCAGCTCACCAGCAGCTCGAGCGGTGAAGCCACGATCCTCTGGAAGGAAAGCGGGACCGGGGCGGGGAAGTGGGCGCTCGTGCGGTTCGGGGCGGCAGGGGCGGCTGGCATCCGGCTCGGGAAGGTGACGGGCACCTGGAGCAAGGGTGCGACGGCCACGGTCACGCAGTGGAAGGGCGACGGGTCGCAGGCGGTCACCGGGACGAGCGGGCCGGCGACGTTTACCGCGATCAATCGGGCACAGACCGTTACGGGGCCGACCGGCGGATTCTGGGTCGGATGCGAGAGCATCGACGGGACGTGGCACCTTGAATGGGCGGAGTGCAACTGATGCTGCTTGGAGGCGGATCGAATTGTCAGCAGTGCGGGTGTGGTGGAACGTGCGCGGCCTGCACTCGCACGTGCCAGAACCCGCACAGCGGCGCGGCATTTCAGGAGGTGTATCGCGGCTATTCGTTCGGTGCCGTCAACGGCCTCGCCAGCGACGGCTACCTGACGTTTTCCGGCGACGAGGACAACCCCGCGTTTATTCCTGGTGGCGGGCCGTTTCACCAAGCGATTGGCGGGTCGTTCTACTTGAGCAGCGCACAGACTCGGTTCCCGTGTTCGCTCTCTGTGTCGTTCTGGCGCACGCTCTTCCCAGCAGACGCAACAACAGATACGGCGTTGTCTTCAAACACGGTGACGTTTACTTGCGTTTCAGGTCAGTTTTTTCTTCCGACGGTTGGAGTCACACTAAACCCAGGCGACACCTACACGTTTTCAAATGCCGTCCCGCTTGTTTCGCTTTTTAGCGGCGATCCTCGATCATCGGTTGGGTCGTTTGGGGGATTCGCAACGTGCGACAACACGCAAATTGGGGTTCAAGCACGCATCGATTGGAGTTCGTCGGAGCGCGTTCATGTGCTGCACGGCATCGTGCGGGAGTGCTATGAGGAGGGGACGCCGTGCGCGACGGCGTGCGGTGGGAGTCCGCCTCCGAATACGATCTATCTGACAATAAAAAACGTGTCTTTAAGTGATGGAGTGACTGTTGCAGGATTTGCCGGAACGTACGTACTACATAGAACAACTCAACTTTGCGATGCGTGGGAATACATAAGCCCCCGCACCTGTTTTATTGGATATTTTAATGCAATAAACGACGTTGTGTACGCTGGATCGTATGCAATAAATGGTGCAGCGGGATTTAACAGGCAAGCAACGAAATCCGGTCAGACGTATTGCTCTTCCGTCACTTTCTATTGGTACAACGAAACTTTGGTTCCGGTCTGTGGCACTGGACTAATCAAAACGGGCTCCTCAGGCACAGTCGCGGTCACAAACTTATTTTTTTCCGCTACTGGGACATTCGACTGGGAGATCAGCGCATGAACTGCGAGCTCTCCGCCCCAGACGCGACATGCCCTCGCTGCGGCTTCGTCAGCAAGATCCGCAACGCGATCCGCCAATGCACGGTGCCGGTGCCTGAGACCTGCGGCCCCGGCTGCCAACTCCGCCGCTCGCTGGCGTGGTGGGGCATCCGCGACAACGGCTCGTGCGGCTGCGATTCCTACGCGGCGCAGATGGACGCCTGGGGCGCGGACGAGTGCTTCCGCCGGATTGAGGAGATCGTCGAGCACCTCCGGCAATCCGCCGAGAAGAAGGGCTTGCCGTTCATCGCCACAGCGGCCCGGATCATGGTCGGCCGCGCCATCGAAGCCGCCAGGGCGGAAGCCTCCGCCGACACCCCGGCCACACCCCCGCCGGGGTGACCGTCCCCACCGTCACGATTGACCGCGGAGGCGAACATGGCGAAGCGCACGGCCACGGTCCACATCGGGCAGAAGAAGTGGCGAATCCGCGTCTGCAAGGTGCCCGCCGACCGGCTCGGCGATTGCAACGACGAGACGGGCACGATCCGCGTCTCGGAGAAGCTCGCTGGCGTGGACTTCGTCGAAGTCTTGCTGCACGAACTGATTCACGCCCGCTGGTGGTGTCTCGACGAGGGCGAGGTGACGGAGTTCGCGGAAGAGGCGTCGGCCGTGCTTGAGGCGTTCGGGGTGACCCGCGAGGAGGACGAGGA